GGTCACGTTTTGTTTTCACGCTTCTTCCTCCCATTTATCAGCACATTCTACACAGATATTTCCGCCCCAAACTTTCTCAACTTCTTCATCAAATTCACGATTGCATATTGCACATTTCATTCTTTCACCCCATCTAGACTTTTATCTGGTAAATATGTTTCTTCTAAACTTTCGATAATTTCTTCTAAGTCTTCAATATAACCTGTAAATTCTGGGTCAAAATCTCCTACTGAGTATCCAGGTACATGTGGATTAGTGAATAGTTCATTTATTTTTTCTTTTGCTTCTTCAAATATCATTCTCCCACCTCATCTGCTGTAACATATTCATTCTTATGCCCACACACCCCACAGAAATTATTCTCGACATCTTCAAAGCCACATACTGGGCATGGAGAAACTATAATTTTCGGTTTGGCGACTGTGTAGCCGTTTTTCATGTTAATAAGAGTTTCGATAGGATTTGAGTGAGCACCATTCATGAAATTATAAAAATCATCTTTTTCGTGGTCATTCCACCAACGGATGTACTTCCAAATATGATATTCTAAATGGTCTTTTCGTTTCTCATACCAATCAGCAACAAACTGCGGAACTTCTGGAGTCTCTAGCTGCTGCTTTTCGAGTTGGGATTTGAGATTCACAATTTCATTTTCAATACTTTGTTTTTCTGAAACTTTCTGACGTACACCAAGTTGAGCGGAAGTTAATATGCTCACGTCCTTGAGTTCGTCTTTAGTTAATTGGTTCAGACGTTCTGTAATTTTTTCAATATAATGTTCTCTAGACATCTTAAAATTCTCCGTTTTCTACTTTTTCGACAATGCATGTTTCACAATAACCCGATTGAAATATGCAATCATAATCACGACCGCCTTCTGGATATGAGCATGAACACTCTTCACAACGTTCAAACTTCTTCATTCTGTGCCTCCTACAAATAATTTGAAATTACAGCCAGCACTTGTAAAACAAGAACTACTACCCATAACCAAACAGTCCATTTCTTATCAAAATAATCTTTTAATATTAGATTACCTAGTAACAAGAAAATTAAAAATTTATCTCCTATCATTTATTTCACCTCTAGGCACGTCTTACAAAAAGTAACGTGTCCTTTTTCTTTTGCTTCTTTGAACGGCACTTTGATACCGCAGCTTTGACAAGTCGTATAATACACAGGTACCGGATGGACTTGACCGCAATATTTACATGACATATGTTAGTCCTCCAAGATTACTGTTATATAACCAGCATGCTCTGGATCCAACGTTAAAATCTTTTTAAATTTAAAAGTTATATCGAGTACTTCAGTATCAAAACCTTGCTTCCATTTGATAATTGTTTTATTTTGTTTGTCCTTGAACACCACTTCGACATCTGGAATGATAGTTTCAAGTAAGTTTATTACATTCATTTCATTTCTCCAAATCGGCAATGAGTGCTTACGAGATATACTTACTCCGACTACTCATAGACTTTACCGTCCTTGCTGCACGCTCCGATTTCTTCTATTTATTTATTATTTCAAGTGCTTCTTCTGCACTTCTCGCAACTCCTGCGAGTGCTCCGTTTCTTTTCATTGCATGAATAAAATTCACTTGCTCCGGTCTAACTCGTCCTGTTTCAGACTTCACTTCGATATAGAAAATCTGTCCGTCTGGTCTGAATCCGTATAAATCTGAGTGTCCTTTCGGAAGGCCAGTATCAAACCAACGACCGTCAATCGTTTGTACTTTACCGACATTACTCCGAAATATTTTATTTCCTGCTTGAGAAACTGCAAGCATAATTTCTGATTGTATTTGGTGTTCTGATTTCATGTTTTCGTATTAACGGTTACAACAGTTACAATTTAAATGTAGATATACCGGCATTTGTAACTATGTAACTGTTGTAACCGCACTTTTATACTCCTTTTTATTTATATATTTATCTTTTTTATTTACTATTTCTTATATTTACTATTTACAATAGTTACAAAGTAATAAAGATATAGATAAATAAAGGGTTAATGCTTGTAACCGTTCCTGAAAAACTTCGGTTACATACGGTTACAACGGTTACAGTTTAACGAAACATTTTGTCGGTTTTTCTTTATCTTCGTTGTCCCATCGGAAACCTACATAATAGCTAGGGACATCAGTATTTAACATAAATTCTTTAGGTCTGATTAACTTCTTCTCCCACTCGCTAGAAACATGTTTCGGAACTTCTAACTCAAACTGCCGTTTAGCTAAAGCTGTATAGCCTGAATCCCTGCACCATTCTTGATAGAGCCACCATAAGAAACGCACAGGCAATACTGTTGACTTAAATTGAGGGAACCATTCATTCACAAATTCAATGATTGAATTATTCTTTTCTTTAAATTCCTGCATCATCACCTTCGTTGCTTGAGGCTCGTCAAATCGTTCAAAATTCAGCTCAATTGCTTTTTTCAAAACGTATTGCAGCACTTCTTCACGGAATATATAATCATCTTTAATCGCCCAGTTATCATCTTTTGCTGAGAAAGTTTTCCTAAAAGGAATAATCAAGAAACGACGATACGTTCCGTTTGTTTTATTCCTCACCTTAGGAAGTCCGTTTGTCGATTGAATGACTGTTTTTTTATAAAACGAGACATAAGGCTGTTTGCCTTTTTCTTCCACAAACACAGGCTCACCAGTGACCACACTATTAAAGTTTGAACTGTCATCAATATAGAGACCTGCTTGAACATCATCTCCGATAATTACCGTTTTACCTTCAATCATTGAAAGGGTGAACCGCTCTGAGAACTGATTGATTTTCAAACTTGCCACATTTTGCAAACCTACAAGATTACTAATCAGTTGCTGCAGCGTGCCTTTACCGTCGTTACCCTCACCAACAAACCAGATAGACTTACGATAAGAGTAGTTCCCATTCAGTGATGCCGATATGACTTGCCATAGTAATTTAACAAGACTCTCGTCTCCGTTCATTAAATCAAGTAGCCAATCGTCCACATTCCAACCGTTGATATTAGGGGCTTCAATATTCTCGATATACTCCGTTTCAATCGTCGAAGTGAAGATATATCGGTTAGAAAAAGGCTCAAGTTTCTTTGTTTTCTTATTGTAAATACCGTTTTTTACAGGGACGAGATAGCGACTCGCTGTGCTCTCCACATCCTTTGCCATATTCTTAAGATGGAAAATAACTTGATTGGACTTTGCTTCTGAAAAACTAGGTTCAAGCCAGAAGATTACATTATGAAAGAAATCAAGACGTGTTTCATAAATTCCTTTGTCAATGTTGTAGACAGCTAAACGATCATTGACTTTAACAATCGTCATATGTTCCTGCATCTTCATGGCTACCGTGAGAGGTGGCACACTTTTAACATCATTTTCTTCGAGATATAACTCTCGATAATTTTTAAAATTATTTCTCAAATCCCTCAAACTTGTGATTTCGTTTGTCGGGAATTGGACTATTTTTCGGGAAGCTTCATACTCAGCTTCCATCGCTTCGAGTTCCATTTCTTCGCCTCATCTCCTTTTTAAACATACTCTCAAAAGTTCTCTCGAATTCTTTTTCATCAAGTGGATCTGCAGTCGCATGATTAGCTTGTTTTGCTAATTGGTATACTGCGTTAAAATCAACATTTCTAAGAAATAACCCACCGATAAATTTTGCAAGTGCGTCGTTTCTCCCACCGCTATCGCCCAAACCATGAACAATCATTTCAAATAATTTTGCGGTTTTGCTGCTCCCTGCTGTGGTAAATGCTGAGAAATCTGAAGGACTAAAGTTATCTTTCCCCTTCATAATTTCTCTTACCAGCTCTTTTGGCGCAGTAACAATAGGCAATTGATTGTCCCACTTGTATTGACCTTTTCTTGTCATGCTTGGTGGAATAACAACATAGTTATTATCATGGGCTTTGATATCAACTCCCTTAAGAAAACCTATACGTTGTGTAATCACCATATCCTCCCGTTTCAAGAAAATATATTGTTTTCCACCACTCGCTGTAGTTTGCGACAAGGTAGGGAGCCACCATTTCTCGTTTAAGAGCGGCTCAATAGATTCATACCCATTTACCTCGTTATGAACATCAACATCCACTACAACGAATTTATCGCACTTCATGGCAATATTAGCTGTTGGGTTTTGTGTCCAAATAGAGATAATTTCTTCTTCTGTGAGAGGTTCTCTATCCGCGAACTCTATCAGAGGTGCTTTATCCCGAGAAACAGGAATGACTGAAATACCTAATTTCGCATATCTGAGAGCCGTCTCCAGCATAATATTTTCCATTATTACTCCTTTTTAGAATGGTAGATCGTCGTCCGCAATTTCTTGAGGTGCACTGAGACCTGGTAATGTGCTTGCTTCCATTTTCTTCACATTGAGGTTTTCATAAGTTTTACCTTGATACTCACTTGTTTCATTTTTTACTGTTACTTTCAATGCTTTTCCTTCAAGCATCTTCAAATAGTCATCTAAGCTCTTAAATTTTGTACCGTCTGGAATACCAGATTGTTTTGCAAGGTTCATGATTGATCCTTGTGGATATTTACCATCCTCTTTTTTCTGCCAAATTTTATGGAAAATCAAACTGTTTTTATGTGCTTGATCAAAGTCTGAACGAATACGCATTGGAATATCAAGGTAATCAGCACCTTTTGGAGTTGTTTTCTCCATGGAGTATTCAATTAATACTTCGTATGTTCCATCTGCGATATTTCCGAATTCTGACGCTTTTTCATAATCAATTTCAAACATTTTTGTTACCTATGTGGCTATAGCCACCCTCTCATTTTTTGTTGTTGGTATACCCAACCATTTTTGTAATTGTGTTGATTTTTAAATTCAACGAGTTCATCAACACTTTCACACATATCTGCTGTGATATATGTAGAAACTCGTTTTTTTAACTTTTTCATTTTGGCTTCAGTAATTTCTTGAAGCTCAATTTCTTTAATATTTTCTAGTTCTCGCTCAGTAAGCTCTGGTTCATGGCTACAATAAGGACAAACTCTAGACAGTGAGCTATCAAAGCATCCGAAGCATTTCTCACACTGCTTTATAACAAGCTCACCTTGCGTATTGTAGCTCTTTCTTTTTTTAGAGATACCTTGAAGAGTCCACTCTCGGTCCTCATTGGGCAGTCCATGTCGTGTATAGTTTCCCACGTGATCAATAAGTATTGCTGTTTTACCTGGTTTAGGATTCAATGGCCGCATGGCAAACTGTAGGAATAAGCTTAGTGACTGGGTAGGTCTAAGCATAATGCAAGTGGTAACATCAGGTAAGTCAACACCTTCTGTAAATAACTCGACATTAATTAAAACCAATATTTCTCCAGCTCTAAACTTATCCATAATCTCCTGTCGCTGTGCTTTCGGAGTTTTGCCGTGTACAACTTCAGCAAGAATACCGCTTTGGTTAAACTCTTGAGAGATACGCTCTGCTGTTGCTACGTTGTGGGCATAACATATAGCTTGCTTACCTTTTGATAATTTATTGTAATGCTCAATCACGTCACCATAGATTGCTTTCTTAAAAGCCTCATCCATAGATTTTTGAGTAAAATCCCCACTTGATTTTTTAAGTTGTGAAGTATCAATTACATTTGGAGCATAATATTTGAATGGTGCAATATTGCCGTGTTCTTGAAGCCACTTGATAGATTTTCCCGTTATAAGGTCATCTGCCATATCTTCAAAACCTTGTCCATTCAAACGTACAGGTGTCCCAGTGAAGAATAATTTCAAGGCATTGGGGAAAGCTTCTAAAATCTTTTTATAGCTGTTTGCTTTAATATGGTGCGCTTCATCAACCAAGATGATTTCTGGCTCTGGAAGTTTATCTATCTTTCTAACCAACGATTGCACACTGCCAATCGTAACAAGGTCCATATTTACATCGTTCGCTACAAACGTTCGAACAACTTGATCGTTAATTTCCTTGCGGTGACTGAAGAATAAAACATGATTCTTCTTATCCGTTGCACCTTTTGCAATATCTGACATGACAACTGTTTTTCCCGAACGCGGGGGACTCTGAACAATAATTGAGCGATTACCTTTACGGATAGACTGTTTGAGCTTTTCAACCAGTTCTTCTTGGTAGTCACGTAGGATCATCATCCGCCCCTTTCTCAAACTTGAATAAATCTTCGATTTTACAAGCGGTCCGGCTATCTAACCTGTTTTTTGCATAGGTTCCTTCGCTACCTTCAAGAATTAAACCACGAGAACCTGTTTTAGCATTCACTACTATTCGTCCAACCATATCTGTAAGGCCTAATAACTGGTTCAATACTGATGTTCGAATTTGAGGAACATATTGAGTAATGATTTGCCCTGTTTCCAAATTCAACTCGTGTGTATCTTCCCAAGCTGTAATATAAATATTGATAGGTTTACTATAAATTGCAGTGAGCAATCTAAGGAAATAATTGGTCCATTGGGAATAATGCTGGAGCTCATTACTGATACCGTTCTTAGATTTTCTACCCTGCTCAATGAACCAATCAGACTGCAAGCTAGAAATATTATCAATCACAAGGTTGTCGTATTGATCTAATACTTCATCTATTTCCTTTAAAAATATATTGATGTCAGTAGAAGGATGCTCCCTATCAAAAGAAATTTCACCGGTTTCATCAATAGTTCTCACATCAATATTAGGGGTACCACCTAGGACTTTATGGGAATTATCCATGGATAACACAATAGTATTACCTTCAAGATATTTAATCTGCGAAGTCTTTCCCAGTCCTGCTTTACCATAAATTAAGATTCGCCAATTTTTTGTGCGACTTATATTGGTAGCCTTAGTTATTTTCATATCTAAAACCTCAAACTTTCTGATTGTTGCAACTCAACCCCTTCAATAACTGCGCCGTTTTTCAAATCCTCAATCATTTTTTTCTTATCCAGCTTCGGTGGTTGGGGTATAAAGTAGTTGTCATAGAATTCGTTTTTCATGAATTGCTCTTCATTGTCAAACGTTAATGACTGAGGATTCTTTTGGATACGAATATTGAATACTGCGCTTTTTATTTTGTCTATTCCTACTGCATACATACTACTTTGTAAGTAGTCTTTTAGACCTTGTTTCTTTTTAACTACTGCTTTTTTCTTGTCTTGAAGTCGTTTGATTTCAGCAGCCAAGGTTACTTCGTCAGCTTCAAGGTTTTTTATAACATAGCCAATATTTACAGCTTTGTCTTTAATTTCTCCTTCGATACTCTCTAAAGTATCTGACCACGTTTCAGCATCCAAGTCCTCCATATCATAGACTTGTTGCCAATCAGCGGTTAAATCGTATAAACTCATTTTATTCCTCCATAGAAAAGAAATCATTCGGCTCAATTTGAAGGTACTTACAAACAACAGCCAGAGTATTGAAATCAATTCTTTTCGATCTATTTTTTGCTAAAAATGTAATCGTCGTCCTCGATAAACCTGTATCAAGTGACATTTTTACTATTGTTACTTTTTTACTTTTCAGTAAATCTGCAAGATTGTTTTTCAAGCGTACTCCTCTATCGCTTCTAATATTTCAAGATATTTTTTATTGCGTTCATTTTGATGTCTTACCGGATATCTAAACGGATCACGATCGTCAGTACGACTTAAATAGATTGTATTGGATTTTATACGTGAACTTATTTCCTTGATCAATTCACTCTTTTCTCCTTCATAGAAATAAAGATATCCGCCGCTTGTGATTTGATGTCCGGATAACGCATGATTAATTCGAATATATTCTTTATCCTTATAACTTATTTCTTGAGTCCCTATTTCTCCAGTAGCGATATTTACTCGAATTATATTTTTTCGATTTGGATGTTTCCTACCTATGTGAGTTTTTTTGTTTAACTCTGCCTTTGTCACTCCTTTAAGATTTTCTAATCGGCTATTGAACCCGTTACCGTCTATGTGTGTGACACACTCTGGTGAATATCCGTTAAATGTTTCAAAGACCAGACGACTAACTATTTTTGTGAAAGGCATATTATCGTAAGAAAGAATCACCGTATATCTCCCTTTGTTAACTCTACGCTTTAAGAATTTACTGGTTTTAAAGGAATAAATTCTACCATCCTTTGTAGCACCGTAATCGGGATAATCAGGTATTTGTCTTATTTCCATTATTTCCTCCAATTTCTGTTATAATTGGGGTATAATCTTACTCAAGATTTTAACCCCGTCCTTGGCTGCAACCAGGGACTTTTTTATTTTCTGATACCATATTCTACGAGTACACGATTTTGTGCTCTTAAAACCGTAAATACGTATATTTGCCCACAGTAATAAAGAATATCTTGACTACTTGTGACAATCATTTTGACTCCTTCATGCATTAAACTTTTCATTAGTTCAAACGCTTCAGAATCTGACATTACTTTTTGAATCATTGTTTTGCGCTCTCCTTCCTGTGTTTAAATCCTTTTAACTTTTCCTTGCCTAGTTTAAAGTTAGTAATTGAATTTGTGTAGTTCTTCTAAGAGGAAGGACACTGTCCCACCTCTTTGAATACGATTTAATCCGTTATCTTCCCACTTTGCTAAAGTATTGGCAGATATATTTAAATCTTTTAGTAGGTCTTTGCGATTAACCTCACCCGTCCTATTGGGTTTATTGCTTTGATACTTAGATAATTTCTTTTGAAATTCTAACCACTCATTAAATATTTCTCTGATCTCATCTAACGTTCCTTTTGCTAAGTAAGCAGCAAGTGGATCATACTGTTCACTCATTGGTTGTCCTTTCTAAGCAATATTTCGATAGTAGATATGGTAATTCTTTCCATTTTTACTTGGTACAAACATTGGATAACCCATTTCTTTAATGGTCTGTTCTACTTTCTCAAGTACTGATTCAGAGTATTTCGTTACTGAACCACTCCAATTTCCCGATGATTCAGCAAACACCTCAAATTCATCGTCTTCTAAAGTCAAATAAGTCTTAATAAATTGGCTTACTGCCGTACTATGAGGTTTTTTAGATTCTGAAAGAATGCCTAATTCTGTTGCTATTTCCTCTGTAGAATAGAATTTTTGACGTAATGTTGGCATTTCTAGTAGCTTTTCACCGGTCATGATTTCAACAGCTTTGTCTTGAAGTAACGCTTTATTTATTTCAGACGTTGCATCCTTCGCCATTTCGATTAATTCTTTGGCTGCTCTATTTCGAGCGTTCTGATTCATTGCTTCAGCACGAAGACGTTTAGCGTAGTCGTCTTGGGGTTTAGATAATTTCGCTTTGTTAGCTCGCTTCTCTACTTCGATAAAATACTGACGAGCTTGTTTTCCTTTTGCTGTGCGCTGGATCATGGAAATCTCTTTTGCCATGTCAAGTTTTAGGGCGTGGTCAATGCTTGGACGACCACCTCGAGGTTTTACTCTTTTTTCAGTAAAACCTATAAAATCAACGTTCTCTATAAACCCATACTTGACCATATCTTCAAACCAGTCATTATATCGAGTTTTAACTTCTAAGAATTCGTGTAGTTCACGACCGCTTACTACTGATTCGTTGTTTTCGTTTTGTGTGATGTTAATTAATTGATTCATATTTTATGAATTCCTTTCTTTTTATCGAATTGTTAAATCTCGGATGATCTTCACAATAACTTTTGCGGCACGTGGAGAAGTGTCTTTACCATTTAAAATATCCGACATATCACTTGGTTTAATACCATAAGTCGTCGCCAAGTCGATTGCAAGGATATTTTCCTCTTTCATACGAGCTTTTATTTTTTCGAGCCCTGGATTAAATTCTGGCATCATAACCTCCTTTCAATTTTGTAATATATAAAAGTTAGTCTAATTATTAGCTATCACTTGACATAAAATACTATATTTAGTACTATGAATGTATAAAGAAAACGCCTAACAACTACATCACAAAAACATTCTTGGCGGAGCGTTTCGTTTTTTTGTTGGGTTCTACTGCCTAATTTGCAGGCTAACTATTTACAAGGATAATTGTACTAAATTTAGTTCTTTGTGTCAACCGATAAATACTAAATAAAGTACTTTTGTTTTTGTCATACCTTGAAAGGCTTGATATGACTACTTTTGAAAGAATAAAAAAATTAGCAGATGCTCAGAAAATAAGTTTAAAAGATTTAGCTCTAAAACTAGGTTTTAGTGAAAATTATTTTTACAATATGAAGAATGCCAAATCATCTCCTTCTTCTGAAATTTTAACAAAAGTTGCAGATTACTTTGGAGTAACGGTAGATTCCCTTCTAGGCCGTGAGGATAAAGCCAACAATGGAATTAAAAATCCTGAAGTAAGAATTCTAGCTCGTCAATTAGATAACGAATTCGATGCTGACCAAATTGAAGAGTTTAAAAATTTCGCTCAATATCTTCGTCACAAAAAATTTGGAGATAAAAAAGATGGGAAACTATGATTATAGGAAAATAGATTTTGCAACTCAGAAAATACTAGTTCAAAACTGTAATGTAACATTTCCTATTAATATTCTAAATTTAATTAAACAATTCCCCAATATTGAATTAATGACTTATCAGGAATTTGATAACGAAGAAATGAACAGCGGATTTTTAGCACGAACAATATCTTCTGATGCTTTCACGATGCAAGTTGGAACAAATGAATATATTATTGTTTATAATGATGATACGTTTGAAAACCTATCTCAACGAATCAGATTTTCTCTGGCCCATGAGCTAGGACACATACATCTTGACCATTTTCAATTCGGAGAATCAATACTAGCTAGAGGACACTTTGGGATTAATGATAAGCAATATAGTTATTTTGAAAAAGAAGCTGATTTATTTGCGAACAAGCTTCTTGCTCCTTCTTATTTAGTACCTAATGAATGGGAGCCTAAATTAGTAGCTAATGTATTCGATATTTCTTCTTCTTCAGCTAAGATTACTTGTGACATTAGGCGCCGATTCCCTTGGGTAATTCCACAGAAAGGCTTTATAGATGAGTTTAAAAAAGCTGGATACTTTGTAAGAAAGTCTTACTTAGACAATAAATCAAGAAACGAAGAGTTTTATAATGGGTTTCAAAAAATTTTTTTAGGTACAATTTTTCATTTTTGTTCCAACTGTAAGTCACTTGAACTTAATATTAACGAAGAATTAAAATATTGTTCGATTTGCGGTTCAAGTGACTTGAAGAAAGTACGGAGTAATAGATACTTCCAGTTCCACGAAACAGATGAACAAGAAGTAAAATTTTTCCCAAGAGGAGACAATAACGAGATGAACTACAGAATTTTAAAATTAGATAGCGAAGGACGTTTAGCACAACCTTGTCCTAAATGTGAAAATGAACATCCCATAGGTAATTTTTGTTCCGTGTGTGGGTCAGAAATAATAAATAAATGTACTGGTCAAAGAGAGAGGGAAAGTGGATTTGTAACAACTTCTGATCCTTGCACAACACCCCTTAAAGGACACGAAAGATATTGTCCGGAATGCGGTTCTCACTCTACGTTCTTAAATAATGGATTACTTCCAGCTTGGGATGATATAGAGATGCCTTTTTAAAAATAAATGAACTACGTGCACTAACCACGTTAAAAGAGTAAGGAGATACAAATGGGGATTTTAGGAACAAAAAACGAGGAAGTAAATCTTTTTGAACCAAATGCTTTTGAGAAGACTTACTATTTTAAATCGTCTAAAACTACTGTAAGAGTGGATAATAAATTCATTAGAATTGCTCGAGGAGGTGCTTCTAATGCTATACTCCAAGGGCTAGATGGAGAAAAATCTATCCTTCTCAGTCAAATTACTGCTTACCAATTAAAAAAACCTGGAATTACCGTTGGTTATTTACAAATTATTTATCCTGGTAGTCAAGATAATAAAGGTGGCATCTTTGATGCCGTTAAAGATGAAAATAGTATCACTTTCAGCAAAAATGAAAAAGATATCATTGTTGAAATAAAACGTGAAATTGAATCTAGAATAAAATAAAAAAACATCCCTAAATTGGGGAAAACCATTTTTATATGTAACAGCGCCTTCTTATCACATATTTATGTTTAAATCCTTTTAACTTTTCCTTGCCTGGTAATAGAACAGGAGAAAACATGAATATAAAAGAAATCATAAAAAAAGACGGTACAAAAGTGTACCGTACAAGTATTTATCTTGGCGTTGATACCATAACTGGTAAGCAAGTTCGTACAACTGCTACTGCTAAGACCCGCAAAATGTGCGAAACTAAAGCCAATCAAGCTATAAATAAGTTTATCAAAAATGGAAGCACCGTTGCAAGAGAAAAGGTTAATTTTGATAACTTCGAACATTTAACTACTGAATGGTTCGAAGTTTATAAATTAACTGTAAAGACTAACACTTTAAAGTCCACTGAAAGATTTTTAAGATTATATATCTTACCAGCTTTTGGATCTTTTAAATTAGATAGAATAACTTCCTTGCTCATACAAAATTCTGTCAATAAATGGGCAAATAATGCTAATACTTCTAAAATAAAAAGTGGCAGTCGGGAAAAAGGAAAAAGTAAGGATTTTAAACTCATGCTTAGTATTACTAAGCGGATTTTAGATTATGCCTTACAGCTAGGAGCGATCACTGAAAATCCTGCTCTACAAGTTATCCCTCCCAAATTAAAGGTTAGAGGTGAGCAGCCTCTAAAATATTTCGATGAAATTGAGTTAAAAAAATTTCTAATGTACATAGATGGTTTAGAAGATACTGAAAGAAATTGTAGAGATACTACATTATATAAATTTCTTTTAGCTACAGGTTTACGTATAGGCGAAGCACTTGCTCTATCGTGGTCTGACATCGATTTTATAAACTCCTCGGTACATGTATCCAAAACTACCATACAACGCTCAAACGCTATACAAGACAGCCCTAAAACAAGACATAGTAACCGCACAGTCTATATCGATAACGATACTGTGCAACTTCTTAAACTTTGGAGAAAAAAGCAAAATAATAACTTAATCTCCTTATCAGACATTACTGTCTTCTCTATCCAAGGCGCACGCCAAAGTTATAGCAATGAGCTAGTTACTTTAGGGAAGCACTTCAAGAAAGCTGGTGTGCCTCATATCGGCTTTCATGGCTTCAGACATACTCATGCAAGTCTTTTGATGAATAATGATGTGAACCCTAAGGAGATACAGCACAGGCTCGGTCATGCTAGTTATGCAATGACAATGGATATATACAGCCACCTTGCCAAATATAAAGAAAAAAATACTGCTGAGAAGTTCAGCAATATCTTGAAAGCATTGTGATTTTCAGCGAACGTAGTTAAAAGCGTAGTTAAATGTATCTTGGATGCCTCGAATCGCTCTATAATAGGGGTTAAATAGCTAATTTTATTATAATTAATTATTATGACATAGTATATCAATAAGGTCAAATAAAGTTCACAAAATGCTTTATATTGGGACTTGTGAAAAAACAAGGTTCAATAGAATTCAACAGAGTTCATATAAAACGTAGTTAAAAACGTAACTAATTTTTATCAGGCAAGGTGCTGTATATTAAATATATACAGCTTTTTATTTGCAAATTAAAATCCCCACCAAAGCAGGGACTTACCTATTAAGAACAGAGTTATATTATAGCATATTTTATAGTTTGACAAAAATCCGTTTTTGAACGATTAGACTCTGAATTTCCCACCCTTTATTGACAAAATGGCTATTTTGTTAATAAAGGGTATTTTTAATTATTCGGTTGACGTTTTTTAAAGAAAAAGGCAAAATGGTTGCCTCATAGGTGTCCGGTTATTTTAAACTGCATAATCGCAAATTTTGCCGACGTTGGCAAAATGGAGTAGTTGCAAAAAATACAACAACTCAATTTAATTGATAAAATAAAAAAGCCTCCCCGAGGTATCATTGATTTGGTCAACTTTGATAGCATAGAAAGGAGGGAGGCTGTAATATTTTACTCTTTTATTATACAATATGTAAACGCATACTGCAATAGATAAATAAAAAAGCTCCCGTAATCTGAGGAGGGAGCTATACCAAGCTCTTTGGTTAAGTGTTATGAGCTTATAAATAGTTTGTATTTTTATCGAGCTTGGCATACGTTTATTATAGCATATTAAAACGCCCGCATAAAGCGGACGTTTTAGATGAATACCCTATTTATGGGCAAAAATAATTATACCAATTCAATTAAGTTTTGTAAAACGATAACAAAAAAGCACCTATTAAGGTGCAATTTTATCGATTATTCTCACTAGCATTTGTTCCAAATAAATACCCCGTTAGTGAAAATATGAGAAGTTTTATTATTTCTACAACATCACTTCCAACCTTACTAATCTCTCCCTTGTCTACAAAAAGTTCTAAAAGATAAATAAGAACTAACAAGCCAACACACCAACCTAATAAATTATGGCCTTTGACTGTGTTGAATACATCTTTAGTTACTGGTTTTGTATTTGTAGTGTTGTTTGTATCTAATGTAAAGTTATTCACCACTTTTTGACTAACTTCATATAATGGAATATCTTCCTCAGTAGGGATATTCTCGGTTTCATTTATCTCAGTTCCCAATGACATACTCCTTTTCAGAATATATATCATCATCACTTAATGTCGGTTCTTTTTTCGAAAACGCTTTAGACCATGCTGTATCTTCTTGATGAGTTAACTTAGATAGATATACACCATCCAATTCTTTATATTTCTGCCAAACTCTTTCAAAGTTTGTTTTGAAATTGTTGTTATCAAATGAAACGGTACTATAATTACCATCCCCAGAAACATAATAATTTTTAATTGAATTCGATCTATATTGTTTAAATGCATTATAGACACTCGGAACAACGGGACCATATTGCCACACTTCGAAAGTATCTAAAAAAAGTTTACTTCTAGTATCTTTTAGATAATTTTTATATAAAATAAAAATTAATTTTTGTAACTTCATTGGAGAAATATCGATGTTTTCCTTTTTTCCACGTTCTATGAAAGTGTTCGCTACATCTAATGCAGTAATCAATTTAAATTCCTCCTTTATATTTTACATTCTTCTAGTCAGTTTATCGCATTTTCGTTTTTTTGTCAATTACAAGGCAAACAAAATAGTATAACATACTTCTCTACCAGTATCCAACAGATTCTTTAAAATGTTAATTTATTAATCTATTCGTAACAAAAAAAGCCCGGCCAATGGACCGAGCATTCTTTTTATATTAATAATTTAGAGTTTGACCTGCATAGATCAAGTTAGGGTTTTGAATGCCGTTACTTGAAACAAGGTGCTGCACAGTTGTGCCTAAACGTTGTGCAATAACTGAGAGATTATCTCCGTATTGTACTGTATACACTCCGCCTGCTGCCGCATTTGAGCCGTCTGAGTAGCTGATTGCTTGTCCTGCATAAATAAGGTTAGGATTACTCAAAGCGTTCTGACGTGCCAATTCTTGCCAGCTCGTACCCCAATTGTAAGCAATACTGCTCAACGTGTCGCCATATTGTACAATGTGAGTTTTATTGCTTGGACTTGGTGTTGGAGTAGGTTCTGGAGTTGGATTTGGTGTAGGTAGAGGATCAGGTACTTTTCCATCATATCCATTATCCGTGATACCTGTAAGGTCAATATTACCATCCAATCCCCCTGCCACATAAGTGGAAGTAAATTGGAAAATACCAATATCATCCATACTTGGGAAGAAATTCCAGTTTGGTGTTGGAGTTACTTCATAGTTGGGATATTCCGCAATCCAAAGTGAACCAGGAAACTCTTTAATAATGCGTTTGTAGTCCACATTTGCAATTGTGTAAGGCTTGTAGCTGTAATACATTGGTGTATATCCTGCTTCTTTCACACGGCGCATTCCGTAAAGAATAGCATCTGTATTCGCCTGCTTACTTCCACTCGCCCCACTTTCATAATCAAGAGCGACAATAGAGCTTTTTGGTGTTGCAATTTGTGGCAAGTATCGATCAAGCACACCTTTTGAAAGTTCAATTGAGCCACCTACTTGATACCAAATATAAGTGTGGGCACGTTTCCCTTGTGCCAGTGTATTTTGAACTTGACTGTTATAAGTCAACTGGTCCACATAATACCCGCCATAGGTTCCCCCAATTTGAGCGATTGAGAATTTGTCATTGGCATAACCAAAGTTTCCTTGGTAGCCGTTATATTTAGACCAGTCCACTCCTTGGTCCCCTACTGCCGCAAAGGCTTGGCTTGTTGCTCCAAAACTCGTCAGAGCTAGAATTGCAATTGTCGTGGCTTTAATTATTTTTTTCATTTGTTGTCCTCCATTTTTTCCATTACACGTTGGCTGTCTTTAATTCCCGCAGTTGTGGGGTCAACCACAACACCAATAATTGCCAACAAACCAAAAGCAGCATTGATAATTGCTGCCAGTTGTTGATTTAAAACGACAAAATCCCATTTATAACCAAATGGGGCTCCGATAGTTTGTGCGAGTAAAAGAAAAGCCGGCACAGCTGCCAGCCAAAATGTTTTACTTTTAATTCGTACTTCCCAATTAATTTTATTCATAGGTTACCCTCCGATTCCTTTTGTTAAAAAATAACTTACGACTCCAAGACCTAGTGCAATCATATAGCCCCAAGCCCATCTATTATTTGATTTAATTTCTCTAATTGCCTCTTCATTATGCAAAGCCATTGAGTAAGCTTTATCTGCCTTCTCTCTCAACAATTCATAATTGTCAAGTTTCGTTTCAATTCTGGCCAAGCGTTCAAGGACTTCTTGCCATGCTTTTTCTTCCAATATTTTTTCCTTTCATTCATCCTAGTGTCCATTCAAAATGAAATGGATACCAGTTTTCTTTACTTAAGTCGGTTAATTCAGATTTCATCATGGCAACTTTCCCAGTATTTCTTACTACCCATGTACACCTTGCACCCGTGCTTGTGGGTTCAATAAAATACAGATGTCGCGCTGGAACCCAACCATGATATATTCTAAATACTTCCTGATTTTGTTGCGTAATGCCTTTAACTGCCCCATCCATAATTATCCTATTTCCATCTCTGCGAATTCGAGGTTGGTCAATTTCAAGATCACTATAAGGAAGTATGCCTTCCATTAATTCTGGTGTTTCAAATGGCGCCAAAGCCCGTTGTTTTGTAAAGTTAAAATCAAAACGATTACCAAATGGGACGTTGTGTTGAACTAAATATACTCGTCCTTCCACAATTTGGATAAGTACAAACTTATTTTTATATAAAAATATCCCTTCATTTTCTGTCTTATAGCTTGCTAAAGTCGGAATCTTTCGTGTCGCTGTCTGATTTATTGCCTCAACATAACTTTCCAAATCAAAAACAATTTCTTTAAGTAATCGCCCATCATTGTGAAAAATTGACAGTCCAAAGCCATCATTTGCACCGCCCAATGAAACGATTATTGCATTGTCTACTCCAAGTATGCCTTGAGTTTTTTTCACTAGACCGTTAGCTACATATTCTGTAGGTATGACAAAGGGATCATTTGGAGTGCCATTTTTAATATCTTCCCATTGGTAAAGGTAGAAATTTGAAATAGTTTTATCTGCTGCATCTGTTGATAGAAAACTATTTCCCCAAACAGTAGATTTGTAATTTCCTTTGATTTGAGTTTTTACACCTAGCTCTTCAAGGTCATAATTATAAATACTGTATGTTTCATCCGTGCCACCTGCTCTTAATATCAAACAAAGCTCGTCATCACTATTAAAGAAGTAAGGGATGTTCTCTGTATAGGAACCTTTCCCAACTGTTACTGTTTTAGATTCAATAAACTCACCTTGAACAGTTCGTAAATCTAGACGAATGAAGTCGCTTCCGTTCGTTGTATTTGAAACGATAAGAACATCTCGTTCTTCTATATAATTAATCCCCTGAACCCATGTCCCACTGTCCTCATCTTCTCCACGTGCCTGAAATTCTCCGATAACCTGAATACGATTTAAATGAGTAAGATAATCACTTGAAGATTCAAGTTTTTCATAGGTATCTTTATTTTGGCTTTCCTGATTATTTAATCTATCACCTAGACTAGGAAATACATTTTCCTCTATATCTTTTCTGGCATCGATAAGTTCCGTAAGTATTTTTCCACCAGGATCAATAGATTCTAAAATCTCTCTATTTTCATTAACAAAATCTTCCCAGCTTTGTTTTCCTTGCTCAATATAAGTGAGGAATAATCGGTAAAGCTCCTTAAAGGTCCACCAATAATTTGAATCCTTAAAAGGTTGAGAATATACGGATTCTTCTACAACAAAATAAAAGCTCCTTGTAGAAAATTGTTCCACCCATTCCGTTCCAGTTTGTTTACGAAAACTAAAATAAGCTTCATTACGGCCAATCATTTGTAGCGCATTATCACTCGCTATATATTCTAATGTCCCCTTAGCTGAATTAAATGTTTTCACAGGCTCTTCTGATACACCTTGACCTGTTACAGACTGAGCCATTAAACAAAAGAAGGGCGTAAGCCCTGTGAATTTTTTAGCTAACCCATTTTCAATAACTTGAACTTTTAATATCTGACTATTGGTATCCGCATGGCGTAGTTTTACCATACCCACGTTATTCGCTTCAGTTGTGGATAGTGTTAAATTATAATCTGTCATTACTTCTCCTTGTTCTAAAATTTGATAACATCACGTGGGTTGATACGTTGCCAGCGACCGCCATTCCATACTTCAAAATGAAGATGGACGCCTGAAGCCAATCCTGTTGCGCCCATAATTCCAACAACGGTGTTATTGTCTACTTTGTCGCCTATGTTTACGTTCATAGAATTAAAATGACCATAATACGTCCAATAACCGTCATCATGTTGAATAACAACATAGTTACCACCTGTTGGATCATTGTGCACTACATCTGTAACTACTCCTGCTCGTGCTGCGTATACGGGAGGATTACCACCTGCCGTTGGCGCTAAGTCAATGCCACCATGTATAACGTTGGTCCCCCAACCGATTTGATCCCACTCTTGCGTAACGATATAGCCAACACGTACAGGATTCGTCCATGTTGCTGGTGCTGGTTTCAATCCATGTAATTTGAAATACCAATTTTGCGCTCTCGATTGACGTTCGCTCATGTTCTCTACGCCCGCACGTTCATAGTTTTTAACAAAAGCGTAAGTTGCATCTTGGATGTTTGTTAAATTTTTAAATCCTTGAACACTTTTTGGCTCTACTGCGTCAATCCATTGACCGTTGTACATCGTCCATTCAAGCAATTCTGATTGCGTTTTAGCTGTCTTGTAATCGCCTTGGATACCCGCAGCACGCAGTAAGTTTTGAACATATTCTCGACCGTTATTCGTTGCAGGAGGGACAAGCGGATAAACCGAACCATCCCACTGTACTAAACCATAAGCAGGACCTCCTATTTGGTCTGTATCTGGCATAACGTGCGATTCTACATCCATATTCCCTAAGATACCTGCAGCCGCAAACTCTGTATATCCCTTAGATTTTAAGAACTGCCAAACAATCCAAGCATTCTTTTCTTGGTCAGTCGTCAATTCTGGTGGAAATCCTCCTGGAAAGTCTCCGCCTCCAGAACCACCAGAGCCAGGGATGACTTGTTGCTTATTGATGAACAATCGCCCTTCAACATAAACATCTCCAAAAAGCTTTAACTTTTTGTTATCTCCAGTTGAGTCCTCTGGGATTTGAATAACAGCTTGTGAATTCCCATTTGCTTTACCTGAATTAATTGAAAATATGTATCCAGGTTTTTGAACAATAGCTGTACCATTTACTTTACCGCTTTCTGCATCAGCGGAAACAAAGAATTCGCTTAAGGGTTTACCGTGTGCATCTTTAGGACCTGTTGCATCTTTAAATTCTTCAAAGGAAAGAGTGCCGCCGTCTAAAACAATCTGATATTTATCGTTCTTATCTGCAGTTTTTATCACACTACCTTGAACAAGGATACCTGACAGTATGCCTGCTTTAATAAAATCAGCCACAAAAACACCATCCATAGTCCATGCAGTTTTAAAAGGGCCTTTCCATCCATTAGAACTAAAGCCTATGCCACTTTTATTTATACGGAGGACCTTTTTAGAATCTTCTAAAGTTTCTCCATCCACAAAGAATAAATCTGTTGGTCTATTTTTAGGCCACCAAATAACATTCCCTCCATCATTACCACTGATAATTTTTGTCACATAATCAATAAAAGAGCTGTTATAGTTTTTTGTAGGTACTTTTTTCATCACTTCAGAAAATTGATTTTTCTGTTCTTCAAAAAATGTAAATTTAGGATCGCCAGCTTCAATAGATTCAACTTGTTCAAGAAGACCATCATAAACAACTTTATTGACTGTTAATTCCAAATCAATGTTATAGCGCTCATGATAAACTGTGAATGTATCAAAAACTCCCAGTTGTCTAAAGTTTTTAAATTTTGCATGATTCTCTAGTTTACGTATATTGACTTCAGCACTAACTTTTGGTTTATCTACACCAGGATTCATCGAGGTAAAGTATTTCAAAGCTACTGTATTTAAACTCTTTAAATCTGTTACCCCTTGTTCTTCAGTAAATTGGATGTGTCTTGAATAGACTTCACCGTCATAGTTCCCTATATACTTAGAATCAACTTTTGCACCATAAATACGCTCTGTCTCACCTTCTTCATTCTGCAAATCTGCATAAGGGAAAATTCGAGTAATAAGTCCATCCCAGTTAAACTCAAGTTTTAAACCCTCTAAATTCTTTCGGTATCGAATTGTTGTAACGTTATCTTTTCCGCGTCTCTTAAGTAAAGAAATACGATGGGGTTCATGTTTAATCTCCCCACCGTATCTTTGATTAAGAGAACCATCAATGCCTTTTATACATTCAAGAGGATTTGCG